AGTATATACGACAAATCAAGTTTGGTACTTATACCAAGCGGAACTAAAACAGGAAAGGTCTACTCGCAGAAGCCTGTTAGTGGTGATGGTGATTTTACTTTCACTCGTTCAAGTGCTGCTACGAGAGTTAATGTAGATGGGTTTATAGAGAAGGAGACTCAAAACCTCTTGTTGCAGAGTAATAATTTTGATACTACTTGGATAACTACCAACATAAGTGTAACGAGTGGACAAAGTGGCTATGATGGTTCAAACGATGCTTGGTTATTAGATATTACGGGTGGAACTGGTAGTCAAAGATTAGAAGAATCTGCTAATTTAAGTGGAGTTCAAACTTTCAGTATTTACGCAAAGGCAGGAACCGAAGATTGGATTCGTTTAAGAGTAAACACATCAGGAACTGCGGCTCAATCATATTTTGATTTAGCAAATGGTGCATTGGGTGTTACACAAAGTGGGTTGATTGACCGCAAGATTGAAGATGTTGGAGGCGGTTGGTATCGTTGTAGTATTTCGTTTAACGAGACAAGCAGTTTAGTTCGTGTTTACCCCGCAGTAGGTAATGGTAATATCACTCACACATCAGGTAATATCTACATCCAAGATGCCCAACTTGAGCAGGGACTTGTAGCAAGAGACTACATAGAAACGACTACTACTGCCGTAGAGGGAGGTATTACTGATAATGTACCAAGATTGGACTATACGGATAGTTCGTGTCCTGCACTCTTGTTAGAGCCACTACGGACTAATCTTGTGACAAATAGCGAATGGCTTGAGGGTGGTTTTTCTCTTGCGAATGGTGCTACTCTTTCATTAGAGAATGTTACTGCTCCCGATGGTAGTAATTTAGTTACAAAGGTTCAAGCAAATAGTGATGATGCTGGTCGTGCACAAGATGGTTTAGGAACACTTGGAACAAATCACATTTGGTCGGGATTCTTTAAAGGAACGGGTGTTGCTACACGATTAAGATTTAGAAATAATCAAGGAAAGCAAGTTCAATATAATATAAATGCTTCGGGTGATTTTAGTTTATATAGCGAAGATGCTGTAAACGGAAATTATGATATTGAAGATTATGGAAACGGATGGCATCGCATTTGGTTTGAAACTACTACAACGGGAGCGACAAGCAACTTTGTGCAAATATACCCCGATGTTCAAAATGGAACGGGTTCGGTTTACGCTTGGGGATTACAAGCAGAAGCAGGAAGTTACGCAACATCCTACATCCCTACCTATGGGAGTAGTGTGAGTCGTGTTGATGATTTTTGCGCCACATCACAAAGCGGAAATGCAGATTTTGGAAGCGGAGATTTTAGCGTTTTCTTTGATGTTGAGGATGTAGATGATGATGGTAGTGGCGCAACTGCTCTTGTTGGAAATAGACAATCGGGAGAATGGTGGCGTTTCTATGGAAATAAAATCCTAAATAGATTCCATCTTGAAATGAGCAGTAGTATTGGTGGTTATACTGCAACAATAATCGGTAGTTATGAGCAATTCGTGGATGGCCGTAATAAGGTAGTGATAAGTAGAAATTCAAATCGTTTGCTTTGTTATGTGAATGGAGTTGAGAAAATCAATAGTACATCTGCGGTATATCTTCAAAACTTTGATAGTACAAACACAAAAATTGAATTAAATTCTTGGAATGATGGTGCAACCGCAAATACAAATGTTCGTTATAATCAATTATTGATTTTCAAAGGGACTGCGTTAACGCCTTCCGAATGTCAATCCCTAACAACTATATAATTATGAAAACATTTAGAAAATACTCTTTTGGCTCTAAAGGAGCAGCCACTACAAAGATTAACGCTTTAGGCGTAGATGAGGAAGGTAACTCAACTCATAGCCACGCAATTGTTCATTTGGGCAATTTAGTTGAGGTAGAAGGAACCTATGACGAAGAAGGTAATGAATTAACGGCTCCAGTGATGAGTAGCACTTATCACTTGGACGTGCTATGGGATGGAGAACCAGAACCTTCTTGGGATGCTCAAATGGTTTGGTGTCCACCAATGGGAATACATACGTTTGGAAGCAGTTCGGCAATCAGAGAGTGGACCGAAAAATGTAAAGAAATTCGTCCAGATTTTTTTCCCGAACCAACTGAAGACGAGGTAACTTTGCCTTAATGAGCGGATTCGTTTACAAATGGATTGATATCTCTAACGGTATGTATTATATCGGCAGTCACAAAGGAACTGTTGATGATGGTTATATTGGAAGCGGAACTTATTTTAGTTCTGCTTTCAATAAAAGGTCAAATTCATTTGTAAGAGAAGTATTATACGTTGGTCCGCATTATAGAGAATTGGAAGAATTTATTCTTGAAGAACTTGATGCTGCAAATGATAAATTATCGTACAACCTAAAGAATACCGCTATAGGATTTGGAACAAAAGAATCTAATCCAAGATATGGCAAAAACAAAGGGGAGGATAATCCATCATACGGATTTAAAAAAACAAAAGAACAGAAACAAAAAATTTCTGACTACGCATCTACAAGAACTGGTTCTAAAAATAGTTTTTATGGTAAGAAACATACTAAAGAATCTAAAGAAAAGATAGGTAGAGCAAATAATAGAGATGTGTATGTTGAATCTACTGGAAAAACGTATCACTCTATAGCGTTTGCTGCAAGTGAATTAAATATCAGCGTACAAAAATTATATAACATATTGTACGGAAAGGTTAAAAATACCATAGGAATAAAATATACCAATGAAAAGACTTAAGACAGGAGTAGTAAATACTCTATCCTTTGTCAAGCTATCTACCTTTACGGTGAACAGCTTTGACGTTACATTGGATAAGGTGGTAGGTACTGGTAGTCTAACGATTACCAACCTTACTGACCTTAACAACCTTGACTCCTGTAAGGACTTCATTCAGATTAACATAGACCTTTTATCTAACGATATTGAAGGTGGTGAGTATGAACTTACTATAACAAACAGTGGTGACAGCTACAAGTATCTTACAGAGGTGCAAAGTTATCAATACAATAATTTAACCACTGGTATTTATTCTGATAGTGTAGTGTTGTCAAATCAAGTAGATGCTGAAGCACCCGGTGAGCAAATATATACTCAAGAAGGTGAAGCTGATAATATGATTGTAGTTTTCGCTACAAGCTTATCTGAAGCACAAGGAGTTATAGATGCGGGAAATGAGTTAACAGGCTCTTTATTGGTAGATACGAACACATACAACTTAAGTGATTTGATTGCAGGAACTTATAAGATGTATGTTAAAACTTCTGTTGGTGGAGATTATATTCATCATACAAATGTAAATGCCACATCTGGAACAACGAATAACCTGCCATTTGTAGCGTATCACTTAAGCCCTTATTACACTTCGGTTACATTAACAGCAAATGAATTGACCGAGGTTAAATCCTACGGCTCTCAAGAGATGCTTCCTGTAATTACTGGTATGGCTGATGCTACAGCAAGATTGCAGTTTAACATAACAAAAGAAGAGTATGTTAACGACTTGAGTGCTTTCTTTAATGCCAATCCAAACATACAATATGACAACGGATATGGAGCAATACCTCAATTCGTAAATAATTTAGACCAAAAACTAAAGACATATCTTGCGGACATAGTTGATGATGTAACCTAAAATTGTAAATTATAACAATGGGACTACTATCTAATATATCAGAATTTTTTGCATCTAACACTTATGTGCAAGCTACAGAGCATTCTATTGCAACAAACGAGTTAGAGAACTCTATTGAGGACCTTAATGGTCGTTACAAATTAGGACACACTCTTGTAGGTGACTACATTAAGTTTGGTGTTAACGATGACTTCCCAGTTATCCTTGAGAAGATGCTACGTCAATCTCCAGTGCATAGTGGTATCTTAACAAAGAAAGCAAAGATGGTAGTCGGTAACGACATCTCTTACTCTGATGAGTTCCTTACTACCAACAAATCTAAAGCTGAACTCAAGGCTTTCGTTAACCACTGTGGTGGTAACAACAAGGGATTGTACGAGGTACTAACCCACGCTGCATTCCAATACGAGCATAAGGGTGCTTTAGCATTATATGTTAGATGGAACAAGGAGCGTACAAAGATACTTGAATTTAAGTCTTTAGACCCTAAAGGAGTGCGTGTAGCGGAGCCGAATGATAAAGGTGAGGTAACACACTACATCGTCCGTAGAAGTTTCGGCTATGGCTCTAATTCTGTACAGCACAATGAGCCTCGTAAGATTAAGGCTTTTAATAAGTTTGATAAGAGCGGTACTGAAGCGGTCCTTTATGTAGGTAACCCGTACAGTGGTAACCCATATTATGGTGTACCCAGCTACATCTCTGCGTTCCATTACATTGAGTCTGACTTTAGCTTTGGTAAGCACATCAAGAACTCTGCGGAGAACGGCTTTACGCCAAGAGTATTAGCTACCTTCATCGGTAGAAATATGAGTGCAGAGCAGAAGCGTGAGGAGTACAACAAGTTTAAGGAGTCTTTCACAGGTGCTGACGCAGATAACTTTATTGTCTCTTGGGTAAAGAAAGAAGAGGACGCTCCGAAATTTGAGCCATTAGACGTTTCCAATTTAGACAAGACGGTAGACGTTCTATCAAAACTTAATGATGCCAAAATACTTACAGCCCACAACGTTACTTCTCCTACTCTATTTGGTGTTATGGTTAGTGGTAAATTGGGAGGCACAGGTAACGAACTTGTTACGGCTTACCAAATATTTAGAGCGACTGAAACGCTACCTAATAGAGAAATTCTTTTAGACTCTGTAAACAGAATCTTTGCTACTGTAGGTTATGACCAAATGAATCTATCTGTTGTTGAGCAGCCAATCAACTTGGAGAGTATTAAAGGTGCTAACACTGAAGACGTATAATAATGGTTGACGTAATATTCATAGACGATAACTACCTGTACCAAAACTTCCCTTTACCGAAGCGTATGGACAGAGGTGCTTTATTGGCATTAATCCAATTAGAGCAATACACATCAATACAAGACTTGTTAGGTACTTGTCTATATGAGGATATTGAGGCTAAAGTATTAGCAGAAACCTTAAATGTAGCCGAGCAAGGTTTGTTTAAGCTGGTAAAGTATACCTTGGCTATGTACTCTGCGAAGGCAGCTATTTCTATATTACGCACAGCTACTGCAACAACTAAAGCAGAGGAGCAAAAGCAAGACCAATACATACTTGACACTATATCTACTACTGTTGATAGTAAACTATCTTATATCAACAAGCGTATCACTAACTATATCCTTGACAATGCGGCAATTAAAGCAATCGCTACTGCCGATGGTTGCGACAATGACTTATTTGATGAAGAGGATACCTACCAAGGTGATGTGTTCTACCCTCAAGATGGCATTACAAACAAGACCTGCGAAGACGGAGGAGTAAGCTATAACCCGTAATGGACACTACAGATATCAAAGTACTTTTATTCAACGCCTCTACAATGGCACTGTCATTCTCCAACTTGGAGAACACCCTCAAGATATTACTGCTTTTAGCATCCATAGGTTACACCGCACAGAAGTGGTACTTTATGAATAAGCGCAATGGCGGAAAAAAGTAAATCCTTTATAAAAGAAAATTGGTCTATGTTGATATGGCTTGTTGCGGCAGTGTTTGCAGCGGGTGGTATCTATGCAGAGTTCTCATCTCTAAAGATGGAGCTACATACCGTACACGAAAGGCTTGATAAAAAGATTGTTGTAATCAACGACATAGAGGATAGAATTTATATTCTTGAGATGCACGTTGAATATGAGAAGGGATATAAAGAATCCCAAAAAGAAAAGGGGAACGATTAACGTCCCCCCTTCTTATTACAAGCACCTTTACAAGTACATTCTATTGGTGCATATTCGCACCACGTTACTTTATCTTTGTTCTCTTGTCCACGGTCCTTACTGCAAAGTACCCGCCTATGACTGTTACGCTTACCAGCTCCCATAATCCAATCCATCTTTCGTTAACACTACTAATACCAAAGCCTTCAAAGAAGGTCATAAGTACAAGGAATATCATAACAGTTGCAAGGGTTAGTGGCCTAACGTTTTTACTTAACCAAGAATCGGTAAGGCTATCGGCCTGCCAACGCTTGGTAATCTCTTGTTCTATGCTTTGACGCACAGCTTCTTTTTCTTCGGGTGTAGATACAAATCTATCTACCACATTGGCAACTGCTTCCACAGCTTCCTTCGCACCCCCTGTGAATAGTTTCGTTATTGGATTTCCCATAATTAGCTACCGCAAGCTTCACACTCTGGATTATCAATGGAGCATTGAGCGTTATCGTTTTTTTCGTCATTAGATAGTTCGTCTACGAAGTCAGCGAATGAGTCGCTTACATCAAAATCATTTTTCATTAGTAGGTCCAAATTACATCTTCATTCTTACTTGGGTCATCATCAACGTGGATAAAGTTTTTAGCCACACCAATACGATTAAACCCAGCTTGAAGAAGAGCGTTAATAATAATATATTTTTGTGTTGAGGTAGGTGCGTAGATATCTACAGCGTGTCCAAGCGTATGACTTGAATTAGAAACTCCTCCTACCTTCTCATTATGATCCGGAGTTCTGTATCCACTTGTGATTTTAAATCCAATAGCTGCGAGTTCACGAGCCTTGGTTAGCTTGTTAAGAAAAGCCACATCCATATTCTCGTAACTCCCGGGTTGATCTGGAGAATCAAATTCCGAGTATTCAAAGAACATATGGAACGCTCTTGTTAGTCCTTCCATTATTTTACTTTTTTAATTTCCGATGTCCAAGAAGTGTAGCACACTCCTAATCTTTGTGATGTGTCGGGGTATTCCTCAATCATTTTAGGATTACTCATACATCTTTCAATAAATTCAGGTCTTGTTTCCTTTAGGTTCGGGACAGGTATCGGCATTGTCGTTAGTATTAGAGTTAGAAAAAAGAGGCTCGTCCCAATAAAGGAAGAGCCAACCACTGTTATAATTTACATTTTTCTCTTTATTCATTAACTAACTTTCGGTAAGACAGCTCTGCGATAAAAGCTGTATAAATGGCGTATAAGGGATTAATTCCAAGATAACTATACAAGAGTAGGCTACACCAAAAAGAAAGGCACAGAACGCAGTTAAATGGCTTAAAAGGCAATACTCTTTCCATCACCCAACCATAGGGTTCAAAAATAAAAAGAAAACTAAACATTAATCCTACCGAACTGACAAGTATCCAATCGTTATAAATCTCCATCATAATTTCTCACTTAAATAATCATCCTTAATGTAGCGTTTTAATTTGGTAACGCTCTCACCATCCTCTATATAGGTGAGGTAACCTTTTATGTTGTGACCATAGACATCACTGTGGTTAAGTGATACTATCTTATTAGTCATTGTTGAGTATATAATACTAATAATTAGATTTGCAGCAGACTTGCCTCTCTTGTAATAATGCAGGAATTTTTCACAGGTCCTCATTACAGCGGCGTCGATCAACGCCTGCTTGAGTTCTTCGCTACCATCAGTGACAAATGCGGATCCCGCAACCTCTATGCTACGCTGTAGTATGAAATTACCCAGCTCTTCAGACAACTTACCCTCTTTCTCGGAGCGTATAGCTTCTTTTTCAATTAGAGCCTTGTCGTACCTCGGCATATTCTTCCTCTACTTTAGTTAATATAGTTACGATAGTAGGTAAGTAATCAGCGAGTTCTTGAGGGCTTACGCCAAGCTCAAATCCCAGTCGCACCAATGTAACTGACTGGTCGTAGTATACCAAAGAGTCGATGACCCGATATATATCGAGAATGAAATCTGCTTCATCTGCACTTAGATCTTCGTAGTAATTTTCAGTCCACATATTAATAAGAGGAGCGAAGTCTTTCAGCCTTTTCTGGATCAAGCTCTGCAATTAATTCAATGTATTCCTTTTCCCTTCTATAAGCATCTTGAATCTCTTCTACAGTAGAATCTGTGCCTATATAAGTAAAGAGTCGAGCCATCTCATAGAGATAAAGGTCGATTCTATTCTTAATTAATTTACAAGTCTGGTAGTTCCTTGTATCCATAAAGCTTTAAACTAACAAGGATTTCGTTCTTCTCAACATCTTCTCCATCATCAGCAACACGAATGCTAAGGCTTTTGAAGTATTTCTTAGAATCATCTGTGACATAGCCGTTGTCTTTAAGATAGTCCGAGATAAACTTAATGGTAATAATAACATTATCGCAATCATAGCGAGTGTTATGAACGAGATCAATCTTATAGGTATCAGCAAAAAACTTATCATACCTATCAAAAACGTTTTTAATTTCTGCATTGTATTCTTTTTTATATTTCTGTCTTACTGAGTAGTGGCGACCAGCATAGAACTGGTTAAGACTTGGAGCCTTTGGCAGCAAAAACCTTACCTCCCTGTAGTCTTCTTTACTCATATTTCTTTGAATTACTTATATTAAAATATCCCACCTCCTTATCTACGAACTGGCGCTGATTGAAGTGGGATGTCTTTGGCATACCTCTGGTTTCCCATTGAGGCTGAGGTAGTGAAGCGAGATTAAAAGCGAATATACCTTCGGGAGTTTGACAAATGTATACTGGTATTGTAAGGTACTTTTGCGCTCTCATAAGGAGCTTGTCGTACTTGTACTTCTCTATCAGTAGTTCGTCGTAGTGCTTGTTTCTACACTTAAGTTCTATATCACATTCATACTTAATAGAGTAGCAATCGTAGTGCGAGAACTCGTCACCGGACCATTCAAGGTCTTGTATGTAGTTAGACTTTAGGTGATTGAATAACTCTTTTTCATTCTTCTTCCAACTCATTCTCTTGGTGTATAGCGATCTTCAAGAGGATAAGGTATCCTATCAAGTCCTGCACAGTATCTTCAGTGGCGTCGGTAATACCTCGGCTCTTGATACGCATAAGCTTATCATCGATCCGGGCACATAGGCTTTCAATGGCGTTACCTCTCGAGAAGATGCCTACGGGGTTAAGAGCCGAGTCCCCGTAAGCAGCGTTCTTCTCTAAGAGTAGATTAGTTACCTCTTGAGAGGTTTTTATAATCAATTCTTTTGTGTTCATATAGTAAATATAATGAAATTAATCAAGTAATCCGACCTCAAATTTATAAACTTTTCTACGGCCATCATTTTCAATGACCATACGCCCGTTCGTTGGGTTAAAGAATATATACCGCTCAGATATTCCAGTATAGTCCGTTATGTCAACTTTGTAGTCTCTGCCCTTGATCTTGATGATGTTGTAATCTACGACCTCAACATCGTCTACAAGGTTGAACTTTATGTAGGCGCGAATCATCTCGCACCAACTCTTTCTATAGGCTTCTGCCCAACTTCTTTCTGCTTCCATTAAAATTCTAATTCTTCTTGTGATGGCGTAGGTATAACTGGTGTTGGCTTATCGGGATTGTCATAGGCAAATCGCTTACCCCCGAACTCATCCAGCTCATAGTATCTATTCTTTACTTTATCGTAGTATAGTGTAACACTACCTAACTTACCTACAATCTTTGGCTTTGCTTTAACAACAGTGATCTCTACTTGATTAGGCTCGTAAGGAACGCCATTAGCATCCTCAAGTCCATACGGACATCTCCATACATTTATGATCATCATACCCTTTCTGGACCACTGCATACCTCCAGCGATATCGTTCATTGTAGGCTTATCTACATAGGGTATACCATTCTTATACTTGGCTTGCTGGTGCTTTGTATGAACGGTAACTATTGTATGGTAGTTATTATCACTACTATGCTTGCGTACTTTAGTCAGCACTTGGCCAATAGCGATATCGTCTCTAACTCCAGCACTTACATCTGTCTTAATCTCCGTAAACGGATCTATAAGACATCCGTCTATCTTCACACCTTTGTTCTCTATCTCACTGACGCAAGTGTAGAAACCCTCTACGCTGAGGTCCTGTAGACCGGAGTCTATGATATAGAAGTGTTTGTTGATAAATTCCACTGCTCTTTCAGCCTCTTCATTAGAAGCAGTTACCTTGTCGTTGACCAGATAAGGCTTACGCAGATATACCCAAAGTAGTTCTGCGAACACTTCGGTAGGTGATCCAGTCTCCGGGCTATACACGGCCCAAGTCCAACCCGAATATTCTGATAGGTTCATCATCAGTTCAAATCCAAACTGGGATTTACCTTGGTGGGCACCAGCATAGATGTATGTGGTAGATCCCTTCTTTACGGAATACTTGTCAAACAGGGAATCAAATCCCGTCCAAGCTCCTTTGCTTACTCCGTTCTCACGAAGTTGTGTTAGCGAATCCTTTAACTCCTCGGCTCTATAGATAAAGTTTCTCATTGTTATTTATTTAGTTAATTATAAATAGACTTCATTCAAGTCTTCCATCCAAATTGGTGTTTTCTTTCCTACATAAGCACCGAATATATTGTACTCAGCAAACTCAATGCAGTCACTCTCACTCCATTCGTCGTTCTGCATAAACAATTGACGAACCACATCGTACTTAGAATACACTACGCGCCACGAGGCTTCATCAAAACCTACTATGCAATCATCATATCCATCCGCAAAGAGAACGTCCTCTGTAGGAGCGAATAACTCTTCTATTAGAATACGGTTTCTACTCTTCTTTTCCAAATTCTCTTTCATAATCTACTTCTTTATGTGCAAAGCTTCTACTTACTTCTTTTCTAAAATACTCTTCTTTAACGTGGAAGTCATAAATCTTTTTACCAGTCAGCTTTAAAGAAGCCATTATATTCATTATCATTTCCGGTGAAGAGTTGATGTCTTCAATAGACTTCATTCTGGTTGGAATCTCTATCGTTCTGTAGTTATTGATATAACCGTTACCCCTTTTTATTTTGTAGGCTAACTTTAAACCTACAAGGTAAATCATTTGCCCTTCTTCGCTGGGCTTTTGCTGTTGTTCCATTTATTAATCTGTTTAAGTTTCTTAGCTTTCTTCACCTTACGTTGTTGCTTTAGGTCTTCGAAGTATTCTTTCTC